ACCACCGGGTCCTCCGGGAGCGCCACAGGGCGCCCCAGGAGGCATGCCGCCTCAGATGGGTGGCAAGCCTGACATCATGCAGATGCTCGCTGGCCTCTCCGGTGGTAGTGGGCAACCAAATATGACCGCCAATGTGAAGAGGCAGATTCCAAGTGGCTAACCTAGTTGCAGTAGACCATCTACTGAAGGCCCTCAAGAATGAGGGCTTCAACACCGATCAGGTGAAGTTTGTTCGTGCACTGCGTGTAGCGCAGAACCCAGGCGGCTGTGCCGACTGTGGTGCTCATACCCGTATCGCAGTACCAGTTAACTCGGAGGACCCGGAGGGTCCCCACAAGACCGCGTGCTGCGGTAAGGGAGTATAATCATGGCTACGCCAGGTGGGCGTCAGTTCGACCGCCCGAATCTTGCGGATGCAGTTCCGCCAACCCCTGCCAAGCAGGGAGACATGGGCCCAGACAACATGGGCCACAACCGTGTGGATGAGCACACTTTCGAGAGTGGCTCTGTTCCTGCGAACACGGGTGCAATTGAGTCCAACTGGACCGGGCTGATTGATAGCGACGGTCTGGACGGCATGAGTATGAACCAGGGTGACGTGGCAGGCAAGTGGCCTGGCGAGGGCATCCGTGGCTTCCGCACCTCACCTATCGGTGGAAGCTACAACCCAGGCCAGGGCAGCAAGCCCGGTGACCCGGGGACCGAGTACTCCAACTCTAGTTACAGAGGCTAATGTGTTTGACGACGACGATGACTTTGAGGAAGAGAAGCCTGTTGGACCGCTCAACAAGAGTACCCACCGCTGGCTGTTTGTTGCAGCCTTCCTTGAGGTCTTCGTTGACGTCTTCATGGCCTTCCACAAGCTTTTCTCTGTAGGCCGTGATGCGGCGCTACAGAAGTACAGATTTGACAATGAGCGCCAGAAGTTCATGACCGAGGCAGCACAGGACATCGAACGACTAGTATCTGGAGATTATGATGCCACCTCCTTCCAGGCCAGCAGCCGTATCCGGCCCGGGACCGATGAGCAGGCGAACTGATGGGGGAGCCGCGCAGGCTCTACAAGACTTGCCAGACGCCAAGTATGGAGAGAACAGCCAGTTCCAGTCTCTTCAGCAGGGTGCCGCGCTCAGCGCGACTCCAAGTCCTATGGGCCAGCCGTCTGCATCCCCGGATGCTCTTCCACCGAACCCAGCAGCAAGTTCAGTCGTTCCATTCAGTGCTCCATCGGGCAGACCCGACGAGCCTGTTACTAGCGGAGCGAGTCTTGGCGCTGGGCCTGACACTAGTGCGCTTGGTCTCCAGCCGGGTCAAGTAGACCGGCAGGATGCCGGTAAGATCTCTCAGAGCCTTCCTCTGCTTGAGATGCTTGCCAATCAGCCGGACGCACTTCCGAGTACCAGACTGATGGTTAATCTTCTAAAGGCGGCGTCTTCATGACATGGGCAGCCCCAGTCAATATGATGGCTAACGTTCTCGATAGCCTTCAACAGGATCCTCAGGTGAACCAGATGATGCTTGGTCTGGGGCCATCCTACGATGTGATGAAGAACGTCCCTATTGATCTTCTAGCGAAGATGCCACATTACGAGAGTGAAGTAGAGGGAAGTAATGGCAGGTCCACAACTGGATCCAATGCAGCCCCTTCAGGCCAGCCAGCCGTTGGGACCATCTAGCGCTCCCTCTATTCCGGGCAGCGTGCCCGCAAACCGTACTGACGCGCAGAACCAGTTCGCACAGATGGTGGCTGCCCAGCAGGCAGCCGACCAGACCCAGCCCCAGGATATGCCGAAGGACACCAGCAAGGGATGGTCTCTGACCAACCCCTTCCAGGACATCGGCCAGATTTGGCACGATGTGGAGACCCACACGGTTTCTCCTGTTTTCCATGCAACCCACTGGGCCTACACCAACCTTGTATCACGTCCTGTGTCTTCTCTGTTCAACTACACCGCTATGGGCTTCGAGGGTGGAGACCCACTGCCATTCAGTGGCAGCCAGTGGAAGAAGGCATGGAACGACTCCGCGCATGTTTCACCCGGGCAAGCTCTGGTGATCGCAGAGAACAACAACCCTATCGAGCAGAGACTCACCGACCAGAAGGATCTACCCGCAGCAGCGGTTGGTCCTGGTACCCGATTCATTGATCCTGGCGACCAGAATGCTGTGGACGCGGTGTTCCGCCACAACAACACCCGCAACCATGCGGATGTGACTTTTCAGTCCGGAATGGCTGACGCCCTTGCTGGCTGGTTCGGTGATCCTACTGCCAAGCTGACCAAGGGAACAAAGTTCCTGAAGGATCTGAAGGATGTTCCGATCACCCGCGAGGATAATGCACAGCAGATCGCAGGGAAGCTGAATTCGGCCAGAAGCCGAAACTTCAACGACTGGGCTGTGGGCAAGACTATCGGGCAGCTCGCAGAGCACCCGCTGGTCAAGGGAACGTTCGGTAGAACCAACCCGTACGCGAACAAGTTCGCTGCACTTCTGGCAGGAGCCAAGACTCCTGAAGAGGTTGCGCTTCTGCGCAACATCGCCTACAATGTGGACCCAGATGTGACCACCGGCTTGACCAAGCTGGCCAATGATGCCACCAAGTCCGCGCACGACCAGGCATTCGACAAGCTGGCTCAGAAGAACCTGGATCTGGCTACGCAGGCAGCCAACATGTTCTCTCCTCTTGATGTCTCTATCAAGTGGGCAACCACTACGATGAATGATGCGGAGAAGGATGCGTGGCTGGGAACTGTTTCCCGCACCAAGGCCATGGCAGCTCAGGCTATGCTTGACGCCGCGCCTGAGGATATTCCGAGCATCCTGAAGATCAGTGGAAGTGGTCTCTCCAACACTGCGACTACTGAGCTCAGCAACCGGCTAGCCGCTCTTAGAGGTACACTGAAGTATGCCAACACTTCGGAGTCCGATGCTATCAGCACCATCCGCAAGGCCTACTACAACATCCCTGTTCGTATCTATCAGGGGCTTGTGGACAAGCCACCGGGTTTGATCAACCACAACGAGGACGACGGAATCACTTCCGCCCGTTCTTGGTTGAACAAGTCCTCTGTGCTGACTGCCGATCAGAAGACTGATTACGTCACTCGCTATGCGAACGCAACTCCTGCTCAGCGCCAGCACGTCTGGCGTGAGATTGAGAATGACGTCTACCGCAATGTGGGTGATAGTTACGGGATTCCTGAGGAGACGATGAAGCGTATCCTCACCACCACCAGAACCAAGACCCAGAACTTCATTCAGCAGGCCCGTAGCAAGGCGTACAGCGGAATCAAGATCGGTGATGAAGAGCATGCTATCCTCCCATCTACGGATGAAGAGGTTGTGCTCCACCCAAGATATCTGGCTCAGCTAGAACGCGGTGCAGTTCCTCAGGCCAACCTGAAGGATCTGGAGAACGCCCTTGAGGCCATGAACCGCAATGGAACCCTTGGTGCTATTATCAACGGCGGTGCTCGTAAGTGGGACACTCTTAAGAACTCTCTGGATACCGTATACGGTATCTGGAAGCCACTCAGCTTGATGACTGGTCACCGTGCATACAATCACATTGGTGACGATCAGCTACGTAGCGCCTCCCGATTGGGAGCGCTGACTACAATCGGTAACCTGGCTGAGGGCACTTACAACTTCATTCGCAACAACTACAATCGTGTCACCCGTGATGGTATCGTACGCAATGTATACCACCAGCACCAAACTGCGGTTGAGGCCGCAAGAGCTGAGCACGCCGGGCTTGTTGCACGTGCGGCACGCGAGAAGGAACTGAAGATCCCCCAGGATCTTAGAAGTGCAAAGCCTGAAGATATCAAGGCTGCCAAGGACCGATTCACCACTATGCGTGATTTGGATCTAGATTTTATCCAGCCCAAGCACCGTCTTGGAACTGGAACCTTCAAGATTGCTGGAAGCAATCTGGACTTCTCAGAGATGTTCGGTGGGCCTAATGCTGACTACATGCGTTGGATCACCTCTTCTCACCCAACTTGGGATGCAACTGTCGGGGAGACCGCACAGCGGCTCCATGACACTGGAACAGCGATTCGCTCTGGTAACTACGGTACCATCTCTCCTACTGACGTGACTCACACTAGGGCGTATATCCACTACGTCCGTGATCAGATCATGTCTGATCCCGTAGGTCGGATGGTTGTTCAGGGTCGAGATCTTTCCGATGTCGGCCGATGGCTCGCGAACACCCCTGAGGGGCGTGCTCACATGAGAGCTCTGCACATCGGTGATCCCGATCGCCACGTTGCTGAGATCGCTTCTGAGGTCCGTACGATGCTTCCTACCGATGAGCTGCGAGACGCAGCCATCAGGGGACAGTTCACTGCCAAGGCTATCGAGAAGGCCATGCCCAATGCCGGTACTCGTCCTGATGTTCCTGGTGCTCTCGGCACCAGCTTGCATACTGGTGATCCTATCACCAACTGGCTACGGAACAGCATGGACAAGATCATGCACTGGACTGGTACTCTGCCAGACGATGCAATCGTTCGACACCCTTTTGTAAATGAGATGTACAAGCACAGACTGACTGACAGCGTACAGCGCTTCATTCAGACTCGTGGACGGGATATCACCCCTGAGGAACTTGGCGTTCTTCAGGAAGGCGCCATGAAGGGCGCTCGCAAGGACATGCAGAACACTCTGTATGATGTGAGCCGGTTCAACGACGCGGGGCACACTCTGCGTTTCGTGAGCCCATTCTTCAACGCATGGTTCAACGCCATGTCTTCCTGGTCCCACCTGTTCATGGAGAACCCGTCTCTGTTGAGCAGAACGTACCAGATGAAGAGAGCACTGTGGAACTCTTCCCTTGCAGTGGATACAACCACTGGCAAGCAGGCAGACGTTACCACTCCGTGGGAGAATACAGCCTTCGTGATCCACCTTCCCAAGGGACTTGCCAACCACCTTGGTGGTTTGAGTGACATCCCGATTGATGCCAAGACCCTTATCTCGCCTACGTACGTAGACGCTATCGGCAATCCGGGCTTCGGTCCTGTGGTGGCTATTCCAGCCAACCAGCTTGTCAAGGACCATCCGTCCTTGATGAACGATGCCATTGTCCGCAGTATGCTGAACGAGATGGTTGACAAGAACAGCATGGCTCAGTTGCTCCCTTCCGGAGCACGTGATGTTCAGACGCTAGCCCAGCTAATCACTGGATCTCCCAAGGACAGCCAGCAGTATGCGAATACTGTGTGGTCCATCTACCAGGAGCAGATGTACGATTACCAGACCGGTAAGCGTAACGAGAAGCCGAACTTCACGGACATTGAGAACCAGGCCAAGTACCTCACGGTACTTGATCTAGTAGCCAACCGTATCCTGCCACTGGGATTCAAGCCAGCAGCCAATCACGCCAACCTCATTGAGGAGTACCGTGGAATGCTGGACAAGGATCCTAAGAACGCTCGCCAGGACTTCTACGACAAGTATGGTCCAGCGGCTATGGTGTTCACGCAGTCCTTGACGACCAGTCCGACTGGGATCCCCGCTACGGTGGGAGCAGACAAGCTGATCAACAAGTACAAGGACATCATCGCTAAGTATCCCGAGCTTGGTGCTGTGATTGTCGGTCCCAACGGGAACGGCAACTACGATCAGATGGCTTACGACTGGCAGGTGGCACAGGGTCTCCGTACTCGTCTGACTCCTGAGGAGGCAGCCGACAAGGCTGAGATTGCCAAGGGATGGGCACAGTACGGCCAGGTTCACGCCATGGCTCTTGCTCAGCTTCAGGCCAAGGGCCTGAAGTCTCTGAACGATCACGCAGCAAGAGACATCAAGGCACAGGTTACCGCTTACGTAGGCAGGCTAGAGGATTCCAATGATCCTCTGTACAATCCAGCTTGGGCCAAGGACTACAGTTCTTTCAACCAGCAGGATTATCAGCAGAGAGCTGGTGGGTTGTTGCGTATCGCAATGGATCCAAAGCTTGTGGCCAATGGTGCTCGAAGTGATATGAGATCTCTGGCTGCGTACGCGCAGGCAAGAGATACAGCTTATGCTCAGCTTCAGAAGTCCAAGAACCACTCCATCAAGGCAGCCGCCAACCGTGGTATTGCTCAGGAGTTGGACGACACTGTCTACAGACTGATGAATGACGATACCAAGTTCGGGCCGCTCTATGAGCGCTACCTGTCCAAGGATGATTTTAAGGAACCGATTTAATGCCCCCAAAGAAGAAGCAGGGTCCGGTTGTACCGGCTCCAAGCCCGGGTCCCAATCCTGCTGATCCGGGGAATCCAAACGCTCCTGCGAATCCGACCTCTCCTGCACCTGTTGCAGGTTACACTCCGGCGGGGTCCGCTACGGACCCCAACACCGGACAAACTATTGAGTATGGAACTCTTGACGTTTCGGCTGGAAACGTCAGCACTACTATCACGCTGGGCCAGAATGTAGATCCTCAGGCGCACGTTATGCTTGGCGCAGGAACCCATGGTCCTGGTCAGTCACGTGGTGGTACAGACGAGCAGCCAACCTGGACTACCGTTCAGGGTATGATCAATAGTATTGATACTTGGTACAACAACGCAACACAGCGTCAGCAGTACATCAATCAGATGTACGAGGCTGGTTTGATTTCCAGTAAGAAGAGTCCAAGCGCCACGGATGTAATCCGTGCCTGGTCTTTGATTGTTCAGGAAGCATCCATTCGTGGCAACGTCACACCGGATGACCTTCTATCCCAAGCCGCCAAGAGCGGCTACAATGCGCTGAGTCCGACTCTGACGACCTCAGACTTCGGTGGCGCTAACTCTACGGGTAACCTTAACAACGTTCCGGACAGTAGCACCACAACGTCTGAAACGGACTACAAGTCGTATCTTGACCCAGCAACCATCATGGGCGCGCTGGCCGATAGCTATTATCGACTAGTTGGACGCAATCCGTCACCAGAAGAGTACAAGGCTTTCCTTGATACAGTCTACGGATACCAGGATGAGGAAAACACCGGAAAGTTCGAAACGAAGACTAAGTCTCCTTCGGGCACGGGTCAGATCGATCCAACGACCGGACAGCCGGTGAGTCCACAAGGGACTAATGATGGGTCCACTGACCCGACTACAACGACTAACGTCGTCTCTCAGCGCAGTATTGGCACTAGGGGTCTCGAATTCCTTGCCGGTCAGGCTGCCCTCGGCAACCCTGACGAACCAAACTATCAGGCAGCAACTACCTACTTCAACGCCTTCATCAAGGCCTTGTCGGGTCCTGCCTCCGGAATGCAGTCCAGCGGACCTACGACTACCGTCCCATAATACGGTGGTGGTTCTCAAGGCTGAAAGACTCACTCGACCTAAGGAGCCACCTCATATGGTTTCCACTGCACCTCCGGCACCAGGACGCGTTGGGGCCATCTCTGGCCGCATGATCTTCAACTACCTTACGCAGTTCATCGGCACGCCATACGTATGGGCGGGACAGGGTCCCGGCGGATTCGACTGTTCGGGGTTGATGTGGTATGGTGCCCAGCACTTCGGAATCAAGATTCCCCGCACCTCTAACGCCCAGCTTGCTGCTCTCAAGCGCATCTCTATCGGACAGGCTCAGATCGGAGATCTCGTTTTCTTCGACTCTGACAACAACGGTCAGTCCGACCACGTCGGAATGTACGCAGGCGATGGACGTGTACTGGTGGCTGACCACACTGGAACGAACGTCCGCATTGTATCCGTTTCAACTGAAGCCCGAATCACGGGCGTTGGTAGAATGGCTGGAGTGCTGAACGAGAACACCTGGGATGGTGGTCTCCTAAAAGCAGGTAGGACCGGAGGGCTCAACATCGGGGGGCTCTCTCTAGACGCCTTGGTGCCTTCGGCCCGCCCTACTCTAGATCTGTTTGGGCCTTTGGGCCTACAGTCACCCAACGCACAAGCACTGAACGAGAACTACGGCCTGTCGGCCGCTTTCCTGGAAAGTGATCCAGAGCTCGCCAACCTGTACAGCGAGGCAGTGGCCAACACCTGGTCTACCGACCAGTTCCAGGCTGCTCTGATGGGTACTAGCTGGTGGGCGAATAACAGTGATACCGCACGCAAGATGATCGCCCTGAAGCAAACCGACCCTGCTACCTACAATCAGCAGGTGAAGGAGAAGCAGGTTGAGCTGACTGATCTTGCCAGCAAGATGGGTGTCCATCTCTCCGCACCCTCTATGAGCACACTAGCACAGCTAGTGCTGACCACCAACATGAACAATGCTCAGGTGGACGGCTACCTCAGCAAGTATCTTCAGCTCAATCAGCAGGGACATTTCCTTGGTTACGCCGGGCAGGTGGAGCTGGGTATTCGTGAGTACGCCCGTGATATGGGCGTGCCGATCACAGACGACTATGTGAAGTCCGCAGTCACCAACATCGTCGCTGGGACGGATTCCCTCCAGTCCCGAAGAGCCCACATCCAGACGATTGCGGAGAATGCATTCCCGCAGTATGCGGACCAGATCAAGGAAGGGGTCACGGTAGGCGAGATTGCCGCGCCTTACCTCGCAGCTCAGAGTAAGCTCTGGGAGGTGGACCCGAACAAGCTCGACCTGTTTGATCCCACTTTGCGTGGTGCGCTGACAAAGATTGCGACCACCAGTGAGACCAAGCCGGGAGAGCCTTCCATTGTTCCGCTGTACGACTTCGAGAAGCAGTTGAGGAGTGACCCAAGATGGCTCAAGACGAACAATGCTCGCGAGAGCATGTCTCAGACTGCCGGACAGGTTCTATCTGATATGGGTCTTATCGGCAACACCGTCGGTGGTGCCCCGCAGACTACGCCTGATGGCGTGACTTCCAATAGTCGTGCTGACTTTGGTGGACTCAGTGGCATGACCACGTATCCGACTCTTCAGGGTCAGAACTACCAGAATCCAGGCAGACCGCCTCAGGCGGCTGATCTGGCTCAGAGCAATGTCGGACAGGTGATCTAATGGCGCTGATTCCAGCACAGTATCAGAGTGCAATCGCCAAGGCTGCACAAGAGCTGGACATGCCTATCGCTGTGGTCGCAGCTCAGGTTCAGATTGGTACCAACTGGCAGTCCGATGTACAGCAGTGGATTGACAGCTACGTGCTGAGTATGAAGGAACTGCTGAAGCAGTCCGGAGGCAACATCTACATTGCTCTGGCACAGTTCGGTGGTCCGAAGGATTCAGAGCAGGCGCAGAAGTATGCTGACAAGGTTGCCAGTATGGCGCAGCTTGCACCCGCTCAGTACCAGACCACTGACAACAACGGTATCAACCCGTACAACAGCAATGTGTCGGGCTACCTGTCGGACAACCAGCCGGTGCTCAGCATGGCCTCCTTGCAGTCTGAGTACCCTCTGGTGGCAGCACTTATCAGCTCGGTCCCCGAGCTTGAGGACAAGTACAAGCAGGCCATTGTCAACCAGTGGAGTACCGACCAGTTCATCGCGGCGGTGCAGAACAGCACGTGGTGGGCGACGCACAGTGACACTGCGCGTCAGGTTTTCGCTCTGATGAAGACTGATCCTGCCACGTACCAGCAGAACATCAACAACCTGTACGCCAGCATTCAGCAGATGTCCTCGCAGCTTGGTGCTACGATGACTCAGAGCGAACTACACCAGTTCGCTGTGGATGCCCTCTTCGGGGGCTACGATCAGAACCAGGCGATGCTGAACCAGAAGTTCAGCCAGTTCATCAAGCCTGTGTCCGGAAACCACTTCGGTGGCCAGGCTGGTTCCTATGAGGACCAGATCAGACAGGCCATGCGTGACATGGGTGTGTTCATCCCTGAGGGACAACTGGACACTCAGATCAAGCAGATCGTTGGTGGACAGAGCAGTGTGCAGACTGTGCTTGCACAGTTGCGAACACAGGCAGCCTCTATGTATCCTGCTTATGCTAGCCAGATCAACAGCGGTATGAACGTCTCTGACATCGCCAGCCCGTATATCGGGCGGGCACAGCAGTTGCTTGAGATGGGTCCGGGTGCCATGAACATTCAGTCACCCCTAGTAAAGCAGGCTCTCCAGTATATGGGGCCTGACGGTAAGCCTACGGCTATGCCGATGTATGACTTCGAGAATGCCGTGCGCAAGGATCCTCGGTGGTTGCAGACTGACAACGCGCAGGATTCATTCATGGCCAACGCCCACAGGGTGTTGCAAGACTTCGGATTCGCCTACTAGGAGGATGAGTGGCAACCCCAAGAGTACCCATCCCTAGGGATCGCGGACCACGTACCAAGAATGTCGGCGGGAAGCTTCCTGGCTTCCAGCAGGTTGACACCAGCAAGCAACTTGAGCAGGAACTCACCGGAATGCCTGGTGAGGAGAGAGACGCCTATGCGGCTCTCACCACTCTGTTCAACTCCTATGGTCTGGGGAGCCTGGCTCCCACCATCCTGAAGTACCTTCAGGCTGGCTATGGATCTGATACCATCACGATCCTCCTTCAGCAGACCCCGGAATACAAGGCCCGTTTCGCGGGCAATGCCGCTCGACAGAAGAACGGGCTACAGGTTCTTACTCCAGCGGAGTACCTGAGTACAGAAGCGTCCTACCGGCAGTTGCTTCGGAGCAATGGAATTGACCCATCCTTCGAAACACAGTCGCAGTACGCGGAATGGATTGGAAATGACGTTGCACCTACCGAGCTTCAGTCTCGGATCGGCATGGCCGTTCAAGCTACCTCGCAGGCTCCGCCCTCTGTATCCGACTACTTCGACCAGCTCGGGATCTCTTTCGGTGATCGTGTCAGTTACTTCTTGAACGACAAGAACCCGACACCTGCCCTCCAGCTAAAGCTGAACCAGGCACAGATCGGTGGAGCTGCACTTGAGAACCACTTGAACGTCAGCGCCGCTGACGCTGAGAGATACGCCGAGATGGGCAACAGCTACTCGCAGGCACAGAGTGCCTACCAGCGTATTGCTGATATCCTACCGGATGCATTGAAGCTGAGCAACATCTACAGCAGCCAGCAGCAGGTCAACCAGAACACCCTACAGGAAGAGTTCCTTGGGCAGTCTGGTACGGCTCAGAGAGCCGTGGAGCGCCTCGGACAGCAGGAGCAGGCCGCATTCAGCGGCCAGTCTGGCGTAGGCCAGAAGAGCTTCCTACAGCAGTCTGGCGCAAGCACAACATTTTAAAAACCGTGTGGTCGGCTATGAGCTCATAGGAGCGGTAATGCCGTCTAAAGCCCGCAGACGGAACCACACACTTGGGCTTTTAGTGATAACGGAAGCACGCTGGTCTTGCAAACCAGAGGTCAGGGTTCGATTCCCTGTTGGTCCACTCCGTCCCGACTCTCTCAGCGTCGGCGATGAGTACTAACGTCTGAGAACACATTCAGGAGCCATCGAACGCCCCGATTCGATGCGGCCTTTACCAAGGGAGAAGCACATGGTTGACTATCTAGATGACGACGAGACTGGTGGGATCAAGGCACTGCGCAAGCAGTTCAAGGAGCAGGGACGACAGATCCAGGCCCTACTTGATCAGAACGCACAGCTTATGGCTGAGCGCAACGTCTCCAGTGTCGCGGACACTCTGGCTAGCAGCGGTCTAGATCCGAGGGTAGCTAAGTTCTATCCGAAGGATTCACCTACGGACTCTGAGTCCGTAGCTCAGTGGGTTGAGGAGAACAAGGATTTCTTCGGCAATCGACGGATTGTCGATGAGGGTCAGTTGAACTCTTCCACCATGACTGAGGCAGAAGTACGTGGATACCAGATCATTCAGGATATGGCCGCGTACGACACCGGCCTTCAGACCGATCTGAAGTCCCGACTTGACAAGATTCAGTATGACCCGATGAACCCGGACAAGGCACAGGCCGAACTATTGGCCACCCTCAAGGAGTTCGAGGGTTATCTAAACATGTAAAAGGATAACCTACAATGGCTAACGCCTATACTGGTACTAGTGCCGTTGCAGCTCTTGTCCAGACCGCATATGACCGACTGGTCGAGTTCCAGCTTCGTGCTCAGCCCCTTCACCGTGAGGTAGCTGACAAGCGTCCTGCACAGCAGGACAAGCCAGGTTCTTCGATTGTCTTCAGCCTTTACAACGATCTGGCTACCCAGACGTCTACTCTGACTGAGACTGTTGACCCTGACGCCGTTGCTATCGGTAACCCGTCCACTGTGACTGTGACTCTGGCAGAGTACGGCAACGCTGTACTTCGTACTCGACTACTCAACCTGTTCAGCTTCTCTGACATCGATCCCGCCATCGCCAACATCGTGGCGTTCAACATGGTTGACTCGATCGATGCAGTGGTGCTCAACGTGCTCGTTGGTGGAACCAACGTCATCCGTGAGGCTGGTGGCAACATGCTCATCAACTCCGGTGCGAACAGCTCCATCACCGGTACGGACATCATGCAGTCCCGCGACGTTCGCGCCGTGGTGACCAAGCTTCGCACCAACAAGGCTCTGCCTCGCAAGGGCAGCCTGTACTGGGCTGCGATCCACCCTGAGGTCTCCTACGACCTCCGTTCCGAGTCCGGCTCTATCGCCGGTTGGCGTGCTCCGCACGTCTACTCTGCGCCTGGCTCCATCTGGGCCGGAGAGATCGGAGAGTATGAGGGTGCGTTCTTCGTTGAGACGCCACGTGCGTTCAACGACCTGACTGGTTCCGGTGGAACCACTCGCGTGTTCTACACTCTGTTCGCTGGTCAGCAGGCTCTTGCCGAGGCTGTCAGTGAGGAGTTCCACGTGGTCGTGGGTCCAGTGGTTGACAAGCTGATGCGTGCACGTCCGATCGGATGGTACGGTGTGGCTGGCTGGTCTCGCTACCGTGAGGCAGCTCTGTACCGTGTCTGCACTACTTCGAGCATCCACAACACGTAAGGTCTGATATGGCAACCATCAAGTTCTCTGCTACCTCTACCGCTACAGCAGCTACGTCTATCACCGTTGCCCTTGGTGGCAGTCCAGCAGTGGGGGACTTGGTGGTTGTCTTCCTCGCGGTTGACAACGAGATCATCACTCACCAGCCCGGTTGGGCAAGTGAGTTCACTGCAACACCGAACCCCTGGTTCGAAATGGACAGTCTTCGTGCACCGGACAGTTCAACACTGTCCGGCTGGTACCATACCTGGAATGCGAGTGACAGTGGATCCTCTGTTGTGTTCAACTTCGTCCCCGCCCCCACCCTTGGGATCGGAGATAAGGACATCCCTTCAGCAAACGCCGTGGCAGTGGCCGTGGTTTTCGACATGGCCTTCAACACTGCACTACTCGAATTCAACACCTTTGGAACCGCTCAGGATGCTGTCACCAACATCATGGGTTCGCCTCTGAAGCTGCCTGCCACGCAGGCTCTCCATGGTGTGTTCGCAAACGGCTCTACAGCCTCTTGGACGGACTCAGACGGACTAGCTACACTAGTCCAGCAGGTGACTCTGGCTACGGCCACAGGGATGACGCTAGCCGTCTTCCAGCGGGTGAACTCACCCGCCCTGTACCGGCCCCTGTTCACTCTTCCTGGCACCACCAGACTGAGCCCCTTGGTTCAGGCTGCTACGGTCAGTGATGTTCAGCCGCAGATCTACAACCCTCCGTATATCGAAGAGGGTCCTATGGCTGACAACAGGCTGATGTTCCGCTACAGAATCAATAGGTTCTTCACCGTGCTCAACAACGGCGGTGTGTTCAGCGCCCAGAGATATCTGTCCACTGATCAGTTCGATGCAGCGACACAGGTGTTCAGAAACAACCAGCCGATCAGTTCCACTGATCGCACCAACCTACTCGCTGCCGGTGTAGGTGGCGACTTCCGTGCTCTATCATAGGAGACAGCCATGGCTGCCAAGCCAAACAAGAATGCCCCGTTGGGGCAGGGTGGAAGATTCGCCGCTGTAGCCAAGGCTGCTGGTGGTGGTAAGAAGGGTGCTGCCATTGCGGCAGCGGCCGGACGTAAGAAGTACGGACAGGCTAAGATGACCAAGCTTGCCCAGAAGGGTAAGAGAGATGCCTCCTAAGCCTAAGAAGGCGGTACAGTCCGCCAAGAAGATCAGCTCTGTCAAGAAGGCAGTGCCGAAGGCATCCAAGAAGGTTGCCCCAAGTATGCGACCACCTACCAAGGGTGGCAAGCCAAAGGCTGTCGCAGACAAGACCCGCCCTGGTCCCCTAGGCCAGCGCAATGGTAGTGGATCCATCCCGTTCGCAGGACCGGGACCGATGGGACAGGGAGTGTACAGCTAATGTCTGGTACGCCAGGAACCGCACGCTTCGGCGTAAACCCGGATGCAACTCCGGACCACACCAACTCTCAGGGCATCTCCCACATGACCCTGCCTAAGAGCGGTGGAACCTTCACTGAGACGCACTTCCTGTACAATCCTGTACAGCTCTCTCGTGAGATGGGCAGCACTGAGGGTGCAGCCCCAGGACAGATGTGGGATCAGGTTGAGCACCAGGCCAACTATATGTGCAACCACAACGGCTACATGGCCGGTAACAACGTGGTAGCTTTGCTTGATGAGCACAAGGTGCTGACCAACACCATTTACTCTGTCGGCTGCGAGTACGCAGACGAGTCCCCCAATGGCTACGCGCCGTCTGGTACTCACGGTAAGTTTGACTAATGACTTGCTCTACGGGTTGCCCTACTCAGGATCACCGTACCTACGGTGAATGTATGCGCAGTAAGCGCCAAATGGTGGGCTTCGCTGCTTCAGCTCGCGGAGCCGATAAGACCAGAGACAACCTCTGGAACGCCGAGCTTGCCGCCTATGCGGCGGCAAGACGACAGGGCATTGAGCCTGATGGTACCGGAATGGCTAAGATCGAGTTCGCTCTAGCTCAGAGCGAGAAGCATGGTATGGCCTACGGTCGAGACTTCAAGGTTGCCCCTGATGGCAAGGGTGGGTACGACGCCGTATCCCACGAGATGGTCAAGCAGGTCACTGACATGGTTGACAAGAGCAGTGATATGCAGACTATTAGAGACACAGCAAAGGGTATCCTATAATGCTCGCCCCGATTCCTACACAGGTCACTATTCGACCTATTGACAAGTCCGTTGCCGGTGCTGGTAGCACCGCAGCCGCCCCTACGGCCGGAACGTCCATCACCACCGCTACGGCGGCTGGTGCGGGTATCTATCAGGTACAGTTTGCCGGTGGCTTCGGAGCTACCGCTGAGAGCACTCAGTTGGACAACATCGGCATCAAGATCAATACTACTTTCCAGACTGCGATCCCGTTGGCGAATATCGCCAACACCATGAGCCAGCCTTATAAGATCTACTTCAACCTAGCGGCTGGAGATCAGGTCTCTGTGTACGTCATCAACAACGCTTCCGCTGGCGCCATCTACAAGGGATTCATCTCGATCACTCAGGTGGGCTAATGGCTACGCTTCAGAACATCGTTGATCGCGTTCGACAGGAAGTAGCTGGATTCTCTCAGAACCAGCAGCAGCTTACCTACCTCACTCAGAACATCGCCAGCAATACGCTATCGTTCACAGTGAACGATCCTTCTCAGGTCTCTCGTGGAGAGATCGAGATTGGTGGCAATGAACTGCTGTATGTGGACAGCAAGAACAACACCACCAGCACGATCAACATCCCGCCCTTTGGGCGAGGCTACAACGGCAGCACAGCAGCCGCCTGGTCCTCTGGGACCAAGGTGGAGAACAATCCCATTTGGCCCTACGTCCGCGTGGTCGAGGCTATCAACGACACCATTCGTGGTGTCTACCCTGGCCTATTCGGCACTGCCCAGACCACCTTTCCCAAGATCAGTGTAGTGTACGAGTATCCTCTTCCGGCAGCAGCCGAAGAGGTCATCAGTGTGCAGAACCAGTTGATCGGCCCAAGCCATGTCTGGCCATTCGCACGAAACTGGCGTTTCGTGGGACAGGCTGATACTTCCACGGGTGAGCTGGGAAGCGGAGGAAAGTCTCTCTACCTTGGTGACGATGTGGTTCCGGGGCGTCAGATCTTGGTTACCTATCGTAAGGAACCAACAACTCTGGCAAATCCCACTGACGACTTTGCTTCTGTCACCGGCCTTCCGGACACCTGCCAGGACGTCATTGTCTGGGGTGCCTGTGGAAAGCTCACTGTGCAGCTTGAGGGACCTCGTTTGACCATGGCTGCCGTGGAAGCATCCGAGCGTGCACAGTATGTGCAGCCCGGTTCCGCAAGCCGAGTATCACAGTACTTCAACCAGCTCTATGCACAGCGCTACGAGCAGGAAGCTGCCAAGCTTCGTGACCGTTACCCGCTTGTGTCTCACTACGACTTCTAAGGACTGAAATGCCAACTGGTGAGCACTTCGGCACCAACGTCCCTCAGACCACTCTGGCGGCGCCTGTTGCCGCCTCTGCAACTTCCATTCCTGTACTGTCTTCCAGCCAGTGGCCTGCGACTCCGTTCATGGCTGCATTCGGAATTGGAACTTCCCTACAGGAAGCTATCTATGTCACCAACGTATCTGGTACCACTTGGACTGCAATCAGAGGTTACGACGGTACCATTGCACTTGATCAGCCCCTCAACCAGACTGTGACGCATGTTGACATCGGACTCCACTTCCGTGAATTCCGTGCTCACCTTGACTCCTCTGGTCCCTTGGATGGACAGAGCTTTCCGGTTCACGGACTGAGCAACGTATCCGGCAACGTGGTTGTCGGAACCAAGGAAACCCAGACCCTCACCAACAAGACCCTGACTTCCCCATCGGTTGGCACTGCCACCTACACAGGAGCACAGGCGATGGGAACTAGCACTTGGTCTGGTACTGGTGGGATCACGAACCGTGGAACCACCGACTGGTACAACGTCAAGGCTCTTGGAGCCAAGGGCGATGGTATCCAGGATGACACCTCATTTATCAACAGCGCACTGACCTCCGCAGCAGCAGCCGGAGGAGGAACTGTGTTCCTCCCTGCCGGAACCTACAAGACCACCGCTGCGATCACCTTTCCTCAGGCTTCCACCAACGTGGTGCTGATGGGTGAGGGTGGGACTGCTGGAAACATCAACTCCGCTGTGCTTGGTGCGACAATCATCAAGCCTTCGACCGGTGCTCAATACGATGCTATCGTGACGGCTCTGCCGCCCACCCCTGGCACTGCCGGGTATGTGTCCTACGGAACCACCGTCAAGGATCTGGCCGTGGACATGACCAATGTCACCGGAACCACCACGGGACAGGGCAACGGAGTCCACTTCTACGGTGTTCGTTACGGGCGCATTCAGAATGTGCACGTGTTCAACAGCCCGAACTATGCCTTCATGTTGGACGGGGACAACCCGACCAACTTCAGCTACAATGTTACGCTGGTTGAGTGCATCGCAGGAAACTGCGCTGCGGGTGTTCGGTTCACCAGTAGCGAGCAGGGCTATATGCTCCGCTGTGTGGTCGAGGGTGCCAATGCCAGCACGGCTGCCTCGCAGCCGTATTCCGGAACCAGCAGTACTACAAATGCATACATGCTGTACATGAACACCGGATGGGTCTTCGCGGATGGCTGCACCTTCGGAAGCCTCGGAACAGGTGCTACCCGTGAGGCTGTGTTCGTGGACAACGGACAGACCTGCATTGTGAGGGGATGTCTCTTCGACGGATGTCGAAGCTCTGCCTTCCACAGCACTGCTGGAAACCACATCTTCGTGAACAACAGCATTGAGAATCCTTGTGCTGCTGGTGGTGGTGGATTCGTCATCTCGCTGGGCGCTGGTGGCCACACCATCGCCAACAACGTCTTCCACAACGTAACGGCTGCGAACTTCACCTACTGTGTTGGTGAGAACGGTGCCTACGTGGGCAACAACATTCACGACAACTTCCTGCTTACCGGATCCGGTGGGTTCGTTGCCACCAACGTGGCCTCAACCCCGATGGTCCATCGGAACGTCGGATACAACCCCAGAGGTAACGTGTCCATCGGCGGGCCGCCGACTTCCGGCAGCTCATACCAGAACCAGCTCGGTACGGACGCAACCGTGTTCATCTCCGGCGGAACTGTCTCGGCTATCGCTATCGGTGGTGTTGCTACCGGACTCACTTCGGGAACGTTTCGCGTTCCCGCCAACCAGACCATCACGCTGACGTACACCGTTGCTCCTACTACGTACAAGTGGTATCTAGACTAAGGGGAATCATGGGACTGACATCGTTCCTGAACAACAGTAACGGTATCCTTCAGCCGTCCCCTGCTGGACTGGCCCCAATTCCGGGGCCATACTCCAACCAGTACATCAAGACGGATATCGCCTTTGACTATGCTCTTGGCGGGATTCCGTTCATTGCTGGTGAAAGTGGTCGAGGTACTTACTTCCGCCGCATCTACGAGCGTTCTTTCTCTCCGATTCGCAAGGACCAGTTCGACAACCAGCAGGTTCCCGGTGAACAGTCCATCTGGGGCTGGTGGCTGAGATCACAAAGCAACTTCACCCTTGGTGGTGGAGTGCAGTTCTTGGACACCACACAGGACAGCCTGCTTGCTGAGCGCTATTCCTACTCCGAAGGATTGGACACCCTGTCCACTCCGGGACAGGTCTCGCTACTTCCACTGTGCAATCTAGAGGCTGGTGTTAGTGGTACTGGTGGGAACATCAAGCTAAGAGGTGTTCAGAAGGGTGGGCAGAACGGTGTTCTGGTTTTGAACCAGAACGCAACCACCCTACAGTTCCTCTCTGTTGTAGGTGGAGTTACCAACTACACTTTGCCTGGTGGAATCATTCTGTCTAATACGTTCACGGATGATGGCACCAACTACTACCTTGCTGATACCACCGGTATTTGGAAGGGTGCTATCAACGCCCCTGCAACACCAGCAGTTAAGATCTGGAATGCGCCGTCTACTACTGGTGCCAATGTTATCGCTTACGTTAAGGGCCGCCTAGTGGCGGGCATGGACAACAACGTCTATGAGTTGGTCGGAGCTGGTCCAGCTCTTCCGACCCCGAAGTTCACACACCAAAACTCTGCGTATGTTTTCACTGATATCAGTGAGCTGGAAAGTGCTATCATCACTTCCGGTAGCGCAGGCGGATCGCTGTCGCAGATCCACAGATTCACGTTGGACAACCAGGGGGCATTGCCGACTCTCTCGTCTGGTATCGTGTCGGCAACTATGCCTATCGGCGAGAAGATCCTGTCTATGTACGCTTACATCGGTGCGTTTGTAGGGATCGGAACCAACAAGGGTTTTAGACTCGCTGTTACGGACATTAATAGCAACCTTACTTATGGGCCTCTAGTTGTGCAGGATCCCACTGGTGTGGGAGTGCAGGCTATTGGTGGCTTTGACAGGTTCCTCTTTATCGGTAACCAGGGTAACAAGCTTGTTCCACAGCAGGGTTGGACCAACCCAACTGATGCAGCAGTTACCGATGCGATTATGCGCATCGATCTAAGCCAGCAGACTTCCACAGGAAGTCAGCCGTTCGCCAACGACCTCATGCCTTGGGACAATGTCAACAGTGTCTTTCTGGCACCTGATGGTCATGCGGTAAACTCTATCGCTAATATTGGTACCAGCGGGTACATGGCTTTTTCGGTGGGAAACAAGGTGTATAGCACCTTGACTGGTGGATTCAAGCAGCCCACTGGATTCATGTACACTCCGAAGATCCGGTTCAACACTCTTGAGCCCAAGCACTTCAAGTACGTGTACATGCGCCACGAGAACATCACCGATGGCTCCATTGACATCTGGGCTCAGAACCCGAACATGCAGCTAGCCCTGATTGCTCCCGGTGTAACCGGAAGCAGTGCTACGGCTGCACAGGATCCGTTCTTCATCAGTGACTTCGGTAACGCTCAGGAGTGGTTCCAGTTCAAGTTCATTCTGCATTGCGGAACCGGAGACCCTACGGTCTCTCCAATCTTCAACGGCTACCAGCTACGAGGTCTGCCTGGCGTAAGCCGACAGATCCTCATTCAGATTCCCCTGCTGTGTTTCGACCATGAAGATGACAAGTTCGGTGTGGACCATGGTGACGATGGATTCGCCTACCAGCGAATCAAGGCTATCGAAGCTCTGGCTGCTAGCGGTAATATCATCCTGTTCCAGGATCTCAACTATAATGATGCCAACCTGGTAATCGTGGATGACTACACCTTTGAGCAGCAAGCTCCTGAGCTTGCCAAGGCTGCTTCTGCCAACAACCAGGACTCGAACGCACACGGTGGGTATTTGATTCTTGTCTGTCGTGTCATTCAATAAGGAGTGTCATGTTTGGCAAGAGCACAATTGACATCGTAACAATCATCATCGCCACTGGTGCGGCTGTATCCATCAACAGAAGCAACGTCAAGAAGCAAACCATCGGAGACCTCAAGGATCTGGTGGAAGTCCAGCAGCTCAAGATTGAAAGTCTTGAGGAAGAGGTTGAGGAGCTGAGAGAGATTGTCGCAGCAAACCCCGAGCTGGTTCAATCAAGAAATGTGGCTGGGGTCCACCGACCCCGCAGTGGAAACAGTTCAACTCATTCTCAAACTACCAAGAACAGGAGTTCTAGATGAGCAGACAGTACGCGGAGTACGAGGATGGCAACAGCTCTGGGGTCTCACGCCCTCGGGCATGGTTGACGAGATCACAGCTAGATCACTCGGTGAACTACATTGGGTCCGAGACGAATCGTCTGAGAAGCGACGCTATTCGGGTAGCGGAACAGATTGGGTCCGATGGAGTGGTTCGAGCGCTTCCCGCACTTTCGATGTCCTACCAGGAGAGCCTGAAGTATCTGGGGATGGAGCCTGATGACCCTGTTCTATAATGATCTGAGTAGCTATGACGCGGGATTTGTAATCCCGGCGGGTACTTCCATCGTGGTCGCCAAGGCCACTGAGGGTACCTACTACATGGACAAGTCGTATCACGACTTCGAGTTCCAGGCCAAGCGTCTGGGAGCCACCTTCAGTGGCTACCACTTCCTCAAGCAGGAGTCCTCACCAGAGGCTCAGGCTGCTTGGTACTACGGCTTTGCGGGGAAGACTCCTTGCATGCTGGACGTAGAAACCGAGGGTGGAAGCAATCCGGGTGTAGACTACGTCCTCCGTTTCATGAAGGCTCTCACGGCCCTCGGAGGCCGTGTGTGGGGTGTCTACTACCCGAAGTGGTACTGGGGCCGCACAGGCGGAAACCTGGGCTCTGTGGTGGCTGCTGGCGCAGTCATCATCAGCAGTACTGGAGACATCAGCTACACGGACACCGGAGACGGGTGGATGAGCTACGGCGGGGCAACCCCCCGCATCTGGCAGTTCACTGACAAGCCGCACGACACGAACGCATTCAAGGGGACAGCCGAAGAGCTGTCCGCAATCATCACTGGAGATGACATGACGCCTGCTGACGTCTGGGGCTACAAGAACCCCACCCTCGACAACGAGGACATGCGCAAGTACCTGGTGGATGTCTACAACATGGTTGTAGCCCTGACTGCCAAGGTCAACGCTCTGTCCGTAACTACTCTGGACCCCAAGGCTGTCGCAGACGCGGAGCTGGCGGAGATCAAGGTGAAGCTGTAATGTTCAAGTTCACCAAGCCCAACCTACATGACTTGCTCACAGCAGTCATCCTGTTCGTCTCGGTAGCATCCGGGACTCTGGCAACCAGTGCCAGCCTTACCTCGGCTACTCTGTACGCGGCAATCTCTGCTGGTCTTGGAGCCGTTGTCCACAACTACCTGGCTCCGAAGGAGTAACCATGTCGGGATTCGACGACATCAACTACACCATCACGGGAACTCCGCTGACTGCGGCATACACTGTGACGGACAATGACTTTGTCATTACGTACGACCCAACCAACGCTTACGTGATTACTCTGCCCGCAGCTTCCGCTGCGCGCAAGGGACGTAACTATGTCTTCATTCAGACTGTCAGCAACGCTGGCCAGATGACCCTGAAGACCGCTGGTGGAACCATCAACGGTACCGCTGGTGGAACCGGCATTGCCATCACTGCAAGCAAGATCGGTCAGTTCGACGTATTCTGCGATGGAACGAACTGGTGGGGTGGAAACTCCACCGCTGGTCTACTGTAAGCAGTAGCCCATGTTCCGCAACCAGGTGTTTCAGTTCTGGAACATGGTCGTAAGTGTGGCTGTGTTCCTTGTCCTGCCAGCAGAGCTGGCACTGCTACCCATCGGGTGGCTCTTGCTGTCCAGTATGGCTGGATCTGTCAAGGTACGCAGCACAATCAAGGCATAAAAAATAGCCCCCTACTCGAAAGAGTAGGGGGCATTCTTGGTTTTACGGATCACAGGTGAGGTGACAACCGTTGTTGTGGTTATAGCAGTGGTTGTTGGCGGGGTAGACCCGCTGACAGTTGCAGTTGAAAGTTCCCTGGCAGGAACAGGAGCCGTGGGCATTACAGTGCTTGGCCATTAGTTGCACTCCCAGTGACATCCGCTGTTGTGGGTGCAGAAGGTGTGAGCCCTGTGCTCACCCTTCTTACAGGTGTTGCAATTGCAGTCGCACGTCCAAGGCATACAGTCAGCCATTGGCGCTCCTAGAGAGTGTAGTCCTCGCCACATTCCATGTGGCAGTTATTTGAGTGACGATTGCAGTGCCGGTTCCAGCCGACAGTATGCTTATCATCAAGGCAGTCGTCACAGAAGCATCGATTCTGCCACTGGCACATCACTCACACTCCATGTGACACCCGTTAGAGTGTGTGTTACAGTGTTCTGTTCCTGAGCGGCTACAGTTCTTGAAGCAAGTTCTGCCACCCATGCACATGCAGGTTCTGGCAAATCTACAGCTCATGCTGAGCACCCCTTGTGACAGTTGGTATCGTGGTCTCCGCAGTGGAACACCCCTGAGAGCATTCCGCAAACCCCACTGTAGCAGTGGTCACAATCGCAGAGGCCTGCCTCTGCGCATCCTCTAATGGAAGCCATTACTTAGCACAATACAGGTGACAGCCATCACTGTGGTGATGGCAATGGCTGATGACGGACACGGCAGTCTTGCATCTATTGCAGATGCACTCACAAGTGCACGCCTTGGGACAACCCTCAATGTTCTCATTCATGCTGCCCTCTGGTTATCGCAGCCCTTGTGACAGCCACGCCCATGCACAGCGCAGTGCCAGAAGTCGGACAGTCCTTGAAGGACTGCATCCTTGCAGTCCTGACAGATGCAGGTACAGAAACCTGCATCATAGCATCCACGGTTGCTCACTGACCACGTCCTGGATAAGAGCAGTAGAAGTGGCATCCCCAGCCGATACGACCGCAGTGTCCCTTGGGACACACACCCTGCCCACTCTGGGCACAGGGACAATCACAGAGATTCGCATCTCCACAGCTACCAGAGTCATGACTTGCCGAATGGTTTCCCATGGGCGCTCCAAATGTTGGTTACATTACGTAGACGTAGAGGGATTCGAACCCATCACTGACTAGCTTCTAAGGCTAGTGCCTCTACCGTTGGGCTATACGTCCGGAGGGTAGTCCAAGAATTGAACTTGGATCTCTTGAGTCACATTCAAGGGTTCTCGCCATTGAACTAACTACCCGAAGTCACGTGTGTAGGGATCGAACCTACCATGCCGAAGCGAGGGTTTTACAGACCCCCTTGCACACCAGTGCTCACGCGTTAAATGGGTTGTGTGATGACCACTCCCGTTTAGCCATACTGAGTGGCTTGCTCTGCTCTAACTTCGCCGTAGCTAGCGGCTGGGCCTTTTGCGCAACAGAGCGATGGTTCCTAGGACACACCACACAACCTAGTGCTCTCCACCAAGGATTCGAACCCCGACCGTATGGTTCAGAGCCACACGTGCTGCCATTACACCAGCGGAGAAGGTGCGAACTGTATCCCCAGTTCGCTGAAGGACTCTGTTCCTTATTTTTGAAGCAGTCTTTTCAACAGAGTGAAGTTTTGACTCCGTACCCCTTGACAGATTCGAACTGCCGTCCCACAGGTTCGTAGCCTGCGGCTCTGTCCACTGAGCTAAAGAGGTATTGCTGGCCTATCGTCTCAACATCCGAGGATACGTTTCGATAGACCATTGTACACCCACAAGGATTTGAACCTTGAACCTTCATCTTGTAAGGATGTTGCTCTCCCATTGAGCTATAGGTGCTTGCGAGCCTCACCAAGGAATCGAACCCTGATCACTTCATTACTAAAGAAGTGCTCTAGCCATTGAGCTAGTAAGGCATTGCCATTGCCGATGGGCCTCTCACCCATATTTCCGAAGCCAGCCTTCGGTGTTTTGATTCTTCAAACTACAGCGCCGGAGTTGTCACAGAAGGACTTGAACCTTCGGTCTCTCGCTTATCAGACGAGTGCTTTAACCAACTAAGCTATGCGACATTGTGCGTGATGGACCGGATTCGAACCGACATGCGGGGGTTTCAACCCCCCTGTGTTACCACTTACACCACATCACTCATACGAGTCATGACGTCGTATGCAGTTCGGAGATGATCAGTCTCCGCACGTCACCCTGGTGGGTCTTGAACCCACACTGACGGAGGTTTGAGCTCCGCGCCTCTGCTTTGGGCTACAGGGCGAGTAGTTCATGCCGGTTCTGCCCCGGCGCCGACAATTTGAGAGACTGTCGTGCTACTATTACACCAATGAACCACGAGCCAGACGTACGGGATTTGCACCCGCGCCTACTTCCTTGACAGGGAAGCGCTCTTCTACTAAGCTAACGTCCGTAGAAGTGCAGTGGACTATCCAACAGAAGGAACGCAACCAGTGATGTCTAGTCTGACAACCCATCTAGCGATCCACTTAGTTGGCACTGCACTAGCTGACCTAGCAGGATTCGAACCTGCATTCACCAACTTAACAGGATGGTGCCTTACCGATTAGGCTATAGGCCATTGTGCTCCGATGGGCTGACTTCCTAAGAGACCCAGATACTCATGGTCTATCAGCCTGTACGGGCTTTGATCCGTAGCATCGAAGCTAGCACCTCTGGTAGGATTCGAACCCACACCCTCACGGGTAGAAACCGTGTACACTATCCATTGTGCTACAGAGGCATTGTGTACAGGCGCTGGCTCGCGAATTAAGCCGTTCTAGAATGGCGCCAGTCTTACATGCCCGTTCAGTGTATTACCTGTGCAACGTATCCCGCCTGAGACTCGAACTCAGAACCTTCGACTTAAGAGGACGCTGCTCTACACTATTGAGCTAGCGGGATGGAACCACCAGTCGGAATCGAACCGACATCATCTGCTTGGAAGGCAGTCATAATAGCCGTTATACTATGATGGCATTAAACGGATCTGGCGCTACGGGAAACCGTAGTCTTCGTGATATCCCTTATCCATGACCCAACATGGACCAGCCGTTGTGCGGAAACTGAAGGAATCGAACCCTCTAGAGTGTTACCTCTCGCTGTTTTCTAGACAGTTGGCCACCATTGGCCATAGCTTCCATTCCCCAGTTTAAAGTCGTAGGTCTAGGACTGGCGGTAAGAGCGAGAGTCGAACTCGCAAAGGTGTTACCCTTACTCCTTAGCAGGGAGCTGCCGGTGCCAATCGGCGGACCTTACCAAAGCACGAACTGTAGGACTCGAACCTACATCTGACGGTTTTGGAGACCGTAGCTTTACCATTAAGCTAAGTTCATACGCGTCCGGAAGGTGAGATTCGAACTCACGTTCTCCTGATCCCAAATCAGGCGCCCTAGTCCACTAGGCCACATCCAGTTGTGTAGCAGAGCCTACCCGAGAAGTCGCTCTAGCAGGTTGCTACCTTTTCACAGCAGTCCGGCGCTTCTGGCACCAGTCCTCTATTGCCGACTCCTAGAGGTCTCTGTGGCCTCTGTGTGGCCCCCAGGGAAGACCTTATCCCCAGTCTGAATAAGCCACACAGCAGAGATTGCTCTGCTTGCTACGCCGATCCTGATGGAATCGCACCACCGTACCTCGGGCTTCAACCGAGTGCTCTACTATTGAGCTAAAGATCGAGAGTCAATCAGCAGATTTGAACTGCTGGCTAGCCGCTTTGCAGGCGGCCTCCGGACCGTCCGGATGAGCTTGATTGACTTGGTGGCGCGCGTCGGATTCGAACCGCAACTCCGGCTTATGAGGCCAGTGTGATACCATTTCACCACGCCCGCTACTGAAGTCGGGGACTGTTATCCCCGACCTCGTATTACTACTGTACCACATCACCTCGTGCTTGTCAAGCCCTACAGCGACTTCGAGTAGAGCTGCACTGGTTCGAAGTCCAGTGCGTTGAAAGCACTGTACACCAGGGTGCTCCCAAGAGGCTTGGGAACGGCTTCGATCTTCTGGGTGCTCAGATTGAGCCCCCACAGAAACGTGGGGCGCTCATTGGTTGCCCACTCAATGTAGTACACACACCCCGGTAGTGTGTTGATCTTGTACCAACCGTTGCTCATCTTGAACACTACGGGGTGAAGCCTGTCCAACTTGATGATCTGGTCGTCGTCCAAAACAGCACTATCGCCACTGACCAGTGTAATAGTGTAAGCCCAACCACCCGGGCGATCGATGAAAACCTTTTCGCCCTTTTGAAACACATGCGTTGCCATTATTTTCCTTCGTATAGACTGCCCCAAGATCGAGAACCGATCTTCGCCTCGGCCGGAAGGTCGAGGCTACGGACACGTGTGGACATGATCCGTGCTACGTCTGCAACCATCTCCGGCTCATCAGATGGAAGGCTGAACAGCAACTCATCGTGGATGGCAAGACGCATGTACTCTACGTAACCAGCATCGTACAGACGATGCATGGCCTGAGCCGTGATGTCACGACAGCCGGACTGAATGTAGTAGTTGAAGGCAGAGTACTCCCTGTCCTCGTCCACAGGCAGCCTACGGCCCGTCCAAGTCTCAATGTACCCGTTGGCCTCTGCGAAGTCCTTGAGGCCGTCAGACATGCGTGCCATGCCCTTGTACGCGGTCTTGATACCACGGCGTACAGCCGTGGCCTGCTGCCTGGTCATGCCCTGTCGGACAAGCCCAGTGACACCAGCGCCGTAGCCTACTGCGAAGTTACCCATCTTGCCCAGATCGTAGTACTTGGTACCCTTGTCAACGTTCTGACCAGGGAAGGCTGTAGCCGCTGTGATCTTGTGAAGGTTCTCACCGTTACGGAACGCCTTGATCATGCGTGAGTCAGGAGCCATCGCTGCGGCGAACCGCAGCTCTTGGTTGGAGTAGTCAACTCCCACGATCACTTGATCGATGTCGCTCACAAAGCAGGATCTCACCATCGAGTCGCCGGATGGCAGTGTCTGTGCGGGAATACCCGTAATAGAGAAACGTGCAGTCCTCGCACGCAAGGTATTCGTGGATGGGTGAACCCGACCGTACTGGTCGGACGCGCTCAGAAACTTCTCCACCCAAGTCGTTCTCCACTTACCCGCCTTCTTTCCCTCAACGATAGCACGTACCAGCGGATCTGTCAAGTGCTCCTCAAAGAAGCCCTTGTCAACAGACGGGTTGCCGTTCTTAGTGACCCTGCCAGACTCAAGGCCACGAGCCTTGAGTGCCTGATACACCTGATCAGGACTATTGATGTTCTCAAGTCCGAAGGATCGGGCAACATCCTTCCAGTGGACCTCTTGGTCCACTAGACTGTCACGCAGTCTGCTGGTGTACTCCTGGTCAAGCAGGAAACCTCGGGTGTCCATCAGACTCGCGATCATTGCGGTCTTGTGGTCGTCCTTGGTCAACTGACTGGACTTGTCCACCAGCTTGCTGAGCACCTTGAACAGCCGAGCTGTTCCTATGGCGTCCATCCCAGCATACAGCAGGTAGACCTCGTTGTCAATGGGCATGTAACGATACATGTCACCATCAGTTACACCTGCTCCCTTGGGGAGCAACTTGGCCTTGCGAAGACGAAGGTATTCGGCCTTCAGATCCTTCTTGAGCTTGACACACTCAGGGACATAGTGGGGCAGAAGCTCTTCGAGCTTCAGTCCAATGCCACCTTCCTTGCGCTCACGCGGGTCCACCTGATGGGCCATGAGCTGCGTGTCACGAACACGCGACCACAGAAGTGTGGGGTCCATGTGCAGGTGCTTGTTGAGCACCTGAATATCGTAGCTTGCGTTGTGCATGATCAAACGCTTGTCAAGGCGACAAGGTAGGTTGATCCAGATCTCGGAACCGAAAGGTGCCTCGTAGGGGATGACCCACGCCTCTTGGGGCGTGGCCAGGGCGATCAAACGCAGACGATGATCGATGGAGTAAATGTCGAGACCTGTAGTCTCTGTGTCCAGAGCCAGCGTGTGCTGTCTCTCGATCCACTCCCACATCACAGCCAGGTCCGCAGCGTCCTCAGGGACGCGGATACTGCCGTTAGCAAGTTGTCTCATGGGTTCCACTCTAGCAGGCAACGGCCTGCTTGTCAAGAGGGGTTAGTAGTACTCCTCGGAGTCCCTACAGGACTCCTACGTCGAGTAGTGCTTCTTAGTTGAGTATAGCGAGCAAGGGCTCGCTTGTCAAGTAGTCTCAAGATGACTATGACATCCGTGGTGATAGTAGTCAGGACACCAAGGTGTCCGAAATATCAGGACGCTTGACAACGGAGCACTCCTGTGCTACGGTTGGAACATGCATGCATCACACTCATCGATCAACGGCTGGTCACGCTGCGGGAAGGCGTGGGAGCTGGAGAAGATCAAGAACTATCCTACCATGCCCGCATGGTGGCTCATCGGCGGTAGCGCTGTACACAGCGTGACCGAAGCATACGACAAGGGGGATCGCTGGGCAGACTTGGATCTCATGGCAGAGGACTGCCTGTATGAGGAGATCCAGAAAGCTGTCAAGATCGAACCAGATGAAGAGAAGTGGCTAGCAGGTGGTTACGGCCGCAATGCTCAGCGCTTCGAGCACTGGAACCAGAAGGTCAAGGAATACGCCTACCAGTGGGCAGACATGGCCTGGGGCCATGACGCAAGCCATACGTTCGTTGAACTGGACGTGTCCACTGTACTGCCTTCCGGCATCGAAGTCAAGGGCTACGTAGACCGTGTGGCGGTCTACACGGATGATCGTATGGTTGAGATCACCGATCTCAAGACAGGCTCCACCCGCCCTGACTCTGATCAGCAGCTTGGCTTTTACACTGCTCTGACCCGCCACTGGCTACAAACCAAGTTCGGCCTCCCCGAAGTGGGAGACTTCAATCTTATCGCCGCAAACTACATGTTCAAGGACGACACGTTCTATGACGTGGGCGTTTGCAACTGGACGCTTGACACAGTTGACAAGATGGCCCAGGCGTGGTACGCTGGGATCAGCAACGAGGTGTTCCTGCCGGTTCGCGGCAAGGGTTGCGAGAGGTGCAGCGTCGCAGACGCCTGCTTCCTACAGTCGGGTGACACCCCTATTACGAGGGAGTATGACTCCCTGAATCCAAACTACACGGGAGTAGTTAATGGTTAAGGCTAATGAGCCTGACGCGTGGGATGACAACGTGGATCGGGTCCAGGAGGACTACGGCCGCGCCGAGTCCGACGCGGTGATGGCCAGTAAGGCACAGCGCCGTAGCAACTTTACCCTGAAGGGTAAGGGTCAGAGTGACAGTTGGCTTGTGGTCTACTTCAGCGACATTCAGGATGGCCTGGAACTGATCAACAGCCCTGAGCTCGATGAGCTCATGGATGCTATCGCTGAGAAGAACGAGGAGTTCCAGAGCCGCTTCAAGGGGGCCTCTGCGCCGTCTCGTGGCGCCTCCACCGGGCGCTCGTCCGGTGGGAGCTCTTGGGGCAAGAAGCCCGCTGCGAAGAGCTACAACAGCGAGCCTGAGTACGACGAGGCTTGGGACTGTGAGCACGGAGAGCGTGAGTGGGTAGACAAGGGCACTTGGCGTGCTTGGATGTGTTCTTCCCAGGACCGCGACGACAAGTGTGACCCGCTGTGGGCCAACAAGGACGGTTCCCTCCAGGAGAAGCGTAAGGGCCGCCGCTAAGGAGTGATACGTGAGCTTTAAGCTAGCACGTGTCGTTGGTCGGGGGCTCCCTGTCGGGGAGCCCTTGCCCGATGTCTTCGAAAGCCTCGTGGAACGAGGCGTCAGATTCTACCGTGGTGGTGCGATCCTCATTGGAGGCACCCCTGGGTCTATGAAGACCATGTTCATTGGTGAGTTGGTTGACCGCATGAAGGTCCCGACGCTGTACATCAGCAATGACTCCAATGAAGCTACAATTGCCTCACGGTTCATCGCAAGGCGAATCCAGGAGGACAGTAAGGACGTTCGAGAACGTCTAATTGAGGATCCCGAATGGGCTGCCGAACAGCTTGAGGATCTAGACTACGTCCGCTGGAATTTCTCCCCATCTCCCACACTTGAGGAGATTGAAGAGGAGATGGAGGCCTTCGAGGAACTGTGGGGTGAATATCCGCACCTCGTGGTGGTTGACATCCTGATGAAGGTGGATTACGTCGAAGAGGGCAGCGGTACGGACGAGTCTATCGTCCGTTACCTTGATAAGCTTGCCCGGGAGACGAATTCCTGCATCATAATTGCCTGCCACACGAGCGAGAACGACCCGGGCACCAATGGCAGCCCAACACAGCCGAAAAAGGCCTTCCTGAACAAGATCACCAAGATGGCCATTCTGGCTCTCACTGTCGCCACTGATGGCGACAGCTTCTATGTGTCTCCGGTGAAGAACCGTGATGGATGGGCCGACCACACAGGAGAGTCCTATTTCACCTTCATGGTGACACCCGAGTACGCAACGATTGAGGAGCTATGAGTGACGCAAAGTCAGTCGGAACAAAGTTTGAGACAGACGTTGTCGGATATATTCGCGAACGAAATGTCTCAGCGCAACGGGTGGCCAGATCCGTACCCGATCAGGGTGACGTTTGCATTGGCGAACACGATTTCGTGGCTCAGCTCAAGGCTCGAAGAGATGGAAAGTCGCCTCTCAGCCTTGGAGCTTGGCTCAAAGCAGCAAAAGAGCAGGCTGGATCTTATCGAGTCGCGAATAACCTTGCTACAGGGCCGGTTCCGATTTTGATCGTCAAGAACCCGAGACACAGTATCGGGGACAGTTTCGTAATCATGTACCTTAAGGACTTCATCAGTGACGAACACACCGGAGACAAGGTACCTGATCCAGCCGATTCTTGAGGGGCACTTCGATGCTGAAGTGCCCTCCGGGTCATCCAAGATGACCTGCCCATTCCATGACGACAGCAATCCGTCCGCCTGGTTCAATGAATACTACTTCAAGTGCTTCGGCTGCGGCGTCCGTGGAGACGCTGTCGGCCTACTAATCCGTCAGGGAGAGCTGTCGTATGCAGACGCTTACAAGCGCGCAGAGGAGCTTGCTGGAAAGCCAGACCAGCCAGTACGAAAGCAGTCTAGTCCTCGCAGAGGACTATCTGGTGGGCAGAGGTCTTACACAGGACACAGCCGTTATGGCACGTCTCGGCGTGGTCGATGAGCCTCTAGAGTTCGATGATGACGCAACAGGTAATTATCTCAGCATCCCCTACCTTGCAAGGGCTGGAGTTGTCAGCCTCCGTTTCCGATGCATTCGGGAACACGATTGCAATGGGATCAACTACCACAGCAAGTACCGGACAAGAATTGGCGACCGGGCTAGGATATATGGTGTTGAACACCTTGTATCAGCGGGTCCCGCAATTTGCATCACTGAAGGAGAGCTGGACGCTCTCATTCTCAATCAACTGGGCTATCCCGCTGTCGCTCTTCCGGGAGCCCAGACTTGGAAGGCTCATTACCGACGACTGTTCGAAGACTTTAGTCGAATCGTGGTCTTTGCCGATGGCGACCACGCTGGTTCAACCTTTGCCGACACGTGGTCGAAACTCTTCCCGAGGTCGGTCCAGATCGCGCAGATGGACGAGAAAGAGGACGTGAACAGCATGTTCCTGCTGTACGGAGAGGACTACTTCCATGGCATCCTTGCTTGATGACGACCCTGAGTGGTCGAAGACGGCTGCTATGGCAGCCAGCGAGTCATTCAAGACCGGAGACACTTACCTCGACTGGTGGTTGACATTTGCCGCCGAAGCTGCTAAGCTAGGGGTAGACAAGAACGAGTACAACGGTTGGGTGACCAACCACTACGCGAGCGATGAGCCGCGTTTCACTGCAAGTGTCGCATGGGACATCGTCAAGCTGGGAGAAGCAAGTGACTAAGATCGCGGTTGACCGTGACGAGATCTACCCGTACTACATCGCTGACAGCCAGTACGTCACCCCCGAGTACCACGATGTGGTTCTTGAGGTTGAGGACGCGTGGTGGGCCGAGTACCAGGAGGCCCGAGACAAGTTCTGGGCCATGCAGAGTGAGCTGGGTGAGCTGTACGGTGAGTAAGCCGAAGTTCTCGTGGGAGCCCTCTGCGGGGGGCTCCCTCCTTCTCCGCGTGACCGATGGGTCACGGGAGACCACCTGGCGGTTGAAAAAGACCGTCGCCATCGAAGACGTCCAGCGCATGTTTGAAGAGATCGTGGGAGTCATCGACTACAAGCACCCCACAGGAGAGCCCTGGGGGCTCGACTACAAGCCTCCGGTACCCAAGGATTCCATCTGGCTCACGGACACGCCCAGCGTGCCTCTGAGTGAGCTTGCGGAGTCCGAAGAGGACTCCAAGGCCAGTCTACAGCTCAAGGCTGATTCCGTCAAGCTTGACGGGGGAGACTGGTGGGGAGGCAACGACATGGACGACCTTAATCTCTACACGTTTGGGACAGGTGATCCTGAGTGATCGGGTGGTTGATCCTTGGAGGTTACCTCTCCGCTGCTCTGTATGCTGCGCGTTTGGCGCAGGCTCACTTGAACGAGAGTTTTGGCGGTACGAACGATGATGCCACTGATCGGTTTATGACGGCCTTTATGGGTCTTGTTGGCGGAATGATGTGGCCACTGGCCATTCCCATTCTTTTCGTTATGAAGCACCCCAAGAAGACCGCCAAGGACTACGAGCGGGAAGCTGCTGAGCGCGAGGCACACATTCGTGACCTAGAGCGAGAGCTGGGGATCAAGTGAGAAGCGTCCCGCCCCATGCCTTCCTCATCATGATCGTTCTGTGGTTCCTCTTGGGGGTTGCGTGGGGCTGGCTTCTGTTTGGAGGACGTAAGTGAGAATTCTCGTCACAGGCTCTAGGACGTGGGATCGGCCACTGCCGATCGCTGTGGCTCTGCTGGTCCACTCAGGAGGCCGTGAGGACGTTACGCTGGTTCATGGTGGCGCTGTTGGCGCCGACGTCCACGCCGCTATGTGTGCTAAGTCTTTTGGCTGGACCACGGAAGCGCATTACCCCGATTGGGACCGCTATGGTAAGCGTGCTGGATTCATTCGTAATCAGCGCATGGTTGATCTTGGAGCAGATCTCTGTATCGCCTTCACCCGCGACAACAGTCGTGGGACAGCCCACTGTGCCCTAGCCGCTGAGGCTGCGGGCATCAAAACGATTTGGGTCTACTATGAAGATCCTAACGCTTGACATTGAGTCAGCGCCCAGCAAGATCTACAGGTGGCAGCTCTACGGCAACGACACAACAAGCGTCAGTCAGATTGTCGAGCCCGGACACCTGCTCTGTGTAGCCATGAAGTGGCACGACAGCGATGAAGTCGAATTCTTCTATGGCCCCAGATACGAAACCAAGTGTGAGCCGTGGAACTACGGTGTGACCATGGTCCATGAGGCTATTGATCAGGCTGACGTGGTTGTCACCTACAACGGCAAGAAGTACGACATTCCCAAGCTTAACGCCGCCTTCCTTGAGGCCGGCTTGGGACCACCACAGCCGTACCAGCACATTGACCTGTACAACGTGATCAAGAAGACTTTTGATTGGCCCAAGATGAGTCTTGAGTTCGTCAGTCAGAAGCTTCTCGGCACCGGTAAGGTGCCTCACGAGGGTTTTGACCTGTGGGTCAAGTGCATGAACGGCGACCCAGAAGCTTGGGTAAAGATGCAAGAATACAACAAGGGTGATGTGATTATCACCGAAGAGCTCTACGATCACGTCAGAACGTGGATCCCTAACCATCCCAACGCACTGCTGTATGGGGAGGATCCTTCCCGTAAGGCCTGTACGCGCTGCGGATCGGAGCACATTCAGAAGAGGGGAACACGTGTTGCCAGTACTAGAATCTACCAGCAATACCAGTGCATGGACTGCGGAGGATGGTTCCGAGAGACCCGATCCTCAAACGGAGCCACTGTCACCGGATAAGGTAGCGAAGATGATTCAGTCAGCCGCCCGCAAGGCGGCTGGCTCGTTCTACGGCTATGTGCCGTTCGAGGACATGCTACAGCAGGCTCATTTGGCCACGCTAGAGCATCCTAGGAAGTTTCAGGAGCACGTTGATACCGGAGACGCCAAGCGTCTCTACGGGATGTGCTACAAGGCCTGTTCTGCCTACGGGCAGAAGATCAAGGCTGCTTATCTGGGTTATCGTGTGGAAGATCTCTACTTCTACAGCACGCGTGCTCTGCGGAAGATCCTTCCGCTGGTCCTAGAGACCATGGAGAGCAACGAGGTGCCTACAGACTCCGATGCCTGGCTTGACGTCACACGAGCCCTGGAAGGGCTCTCAGGGGCCGACTGGCAGATGATCTGGTGGGCTTTCCACGGCGATCCTGATGAGGAAGCAGGAATGGAAAATGTGGCTGCTCATCTTGCCATTACTGTCGGTGCCGCTCGTGGTCGCGTGGATCGTATTCTGCGAAACCTACAGGCTGCTCTCGGGGGCGAGAGCCCGACGCCTAGAAGGAGGCGGCAGAGCAATGCCGCCGCTATGGCTGAGACTCGCAATGCGTGGGACGGAGAAGCCTGATTACGATCGCATTGCTCAGCTTGAATATGAGCTGGGCTACAGGGATATTCAGATTGCAATAGAGCCCCCGCCCACAACTGTAAAGCGAATTGAAGTTCTTACCAGCACAGACCCAGATCGTCCAGTGCTCAAAATGATATTCGAGGGAAGGTCCAAGTGACTGAAGTCAAGGATTGGCGAGGAACGCCAATCGAGGTAGGCTCCAAGGTTCTCTATCACGGGAACAGCAGCTACGCTCTTGGAATCGGCATTGTAACCCACGCAGAGGGGTACAATAGGGGCCCATATGTGCACGGATCAGCCAATGTTGATTGGCTGGAGCACCGTGGTCACAGCAACAAGAAGTCCCAGCCGCTTCTCCTTGAGAACATCACCGTACTCACAAAGGATATGTTCGATGAAGTATGAGCTTGAGCACGATGGCGAGAATGGATATATGGACGCAAGCCGTGATGAGCTTGCGGAGGCTATTGTTGGTCACAAGATTGTAAATATCCACCGTGGCACCATGAACTACGAGAACCGACTTATCCTTGAGTTGGACAATGGCCGAAAGGTCATTATGCGGGACACTGACGACTGTTGCGCGTACACCCAGCTCAACCACTTCTTGGTGAATGTGGAGAAGATTGACCACGTCATCACCGGAGTGGGGACTGAGGGCGATTTCAGCACGTGGCACATCTTCGCCGATTTCGGCGACGTGCTACAGCTTGACGTCTCGTGGTCGGCGGGCTCTGGCTACTACGGCTACGGGTTCTACATCACCGTAGAGGATCCCAATGAGTGAGACCACCTTTGAACTTGTCAATGACAAGGCAGAGCTTCAGGAAGCTCTGATCATTCTCTCTGGTCCAGATCTTATAGACCACGGCGCGTACTGGCAGACACCAGGGCTAGACGCTGAAGCGCGTAGCGCGATTGATACCGTCCTTGAGCTTGTTCCACGTCTCATGCGCTCCTATGAGGAACTACTAGAGCTGACATACAATCTTGCCGATGGCTGGGAATCCTTTATGGATGGCCAGTCACCAGCAGGACTATATGTACCTTGAGAGATGCCCCTACCTTGCGGTAGGGGCTTTTCTGCGTTTAGTCGTCTCCACTGGAGTACCAGAACGGCACGGTGGATTCTGACTCAAGCTCCTTCACCTCATGGGCGTCCAAGGTGTCTGTGTCGTACCAGACATCCTCTCGTCGGCCGTCCATGTAGTGAGCCACCCCGATACGGTTGCCGTCCCACTGTCGCCGGAAGGGGCCTTCACGGTGGCTGCTCACGTACTCGTCAAGGGTCTCACAACCCCCGCCACCGCCCCAACGGGAGTACCAGCGGTCACCACAGCACCCGCAGTCGTAGCCCAGCTCCATACTATTGAAGTAGATGCCCTTAGTCAAGGCTATGGCGTTAGCCACCTCCTGATTAGGGGCCTCGATCCAGACGTAGACTCCGATGTCATCGGACAGGTCGAATGACCCGCCGGAGTTGTTCTGGCTGTACTCGTAGAACATTGATCAACCCTTCACCTACAGGCCAAGTTCCTTGGCCAGATCGTACACGGCCAGTCTTTCGGCCTGCTCCTCGGCTTGGAACGCTTCCCACTCTGCGATGCAGGTGGGACAGACACCATACTTGACAGGCTCGTGGTGACCATCATGCCACGTCCAGAGCTGCCGATCGAACTCGTCCTCTTCGGTCCATGTGCCGGGATGGGCAGCGGACGGAAGTCGCTGACTCTTGATCAGCTCCGATGCTTCTGTCATATCATCCTCTCTGATGCTGCCATTCTGGCACATCGTGCACCGCACAGGCAAGGCCTGTGCAGCACACCACATGTCAGACGCCCTGCTGCGCGAACCGGAGCGCGTCACCCCAGGTGCGTCCCTGGTCCTGCGCCTGCTGGACCTTCGAGATGAACGTGAAGTCCCCGTTCTCCATCGCCTCGGTCAGGTTCTTGAAACCGAACGCCGAGATCCACTCCGGCCGCCAGGTAATAGAACCACTGTGGGTCTCGTCACTCACCACCTTGCCGGTGAGGTTGAAAACCGCCTGACCCACGATGCACTCGGGCACACCACCTCGGTTGTAAACACAGTTCCTCACCGTGCCGGGGTTCTCCTCCGCCAGCTTCGTGACCTCAGCTCGGACCGTGGCGGGGGTGATACCCTTGCCATCCCACCACGTGACACCCTCGACCAGGGTGCGCCCGGCGTTGTCGAAAAGCGTGTGCATGTCATTCTCTCCTTCTAGCTTGCCTCCTTGGCAAACTGTGCAGCCACCAGCATAGCTGGTGACCACACGGCCTGTCAATGGCCAATACAGTTCGGGTCATTGGGGACCACGAACACGCCAGCGTACGCCTTGTCACCGTGGTAGACATCATAGATGCCGTCCTTGCCAACGCACTTCCACCCGATGTTGTTGAAACCATCGGACATGGTGATCACGTCCATGGCTCCGCCATGATCGTTGCCACTGCGCGGAGCGTCCTTGAACGGCTCCGTGTACTTGTTGTCACAGGAAGCCGCCGAAGATCCGATCATGCCGAGCAGCAACAGGCTGAGGGCGGCAATGCGCTTCGCGTTCATCATTCTCTCCTCTCGTGTACCATGTGCACTGAGTCTCTAGCTCAGTGTCACGACGGACATCGTCTCGATGTCCTAACTCTGGCACACTAACCAGCACACGGTCAAGCCGTGTGCCAGATGGCGCGTCAGTGCGTTGCTGTGTAGTGGCCAATGAGCCAACCAGCCCAATAAGAACCCTGGCCATAGAGGAACAGTGGCCAGAAGAAGTACCAGAATGATCTTTTCATCGCTTCTCCTGCATCATCTGAACGTAGTTGAGAGCTTCCCAAATGTGTTCCAGGAAGTCTCTGGCCTGCCTGGCAGTCTTGCCAATGTAGCCATTGGGCCCAGTGAAGACCAGAATGCGCCTGGTCTTACCACCATCCACGGAAGCGTACAGCTTCCATGAATTTCCCATCGTGGAAGATCCACGCTCTATGTACCAGCCTTCATCGGCAGGCACAAGATTCAGCTCACGTGCGAGCATGCGCACGTCAAGCGCCATTTCTTCCACACCACGTAGCGTGGTCCGGTGTTCGCTCATTTCTCTCCTTTGTCTGATCGCTCACTCTGAGCCATCTTGGAAAGCACAGGGACTTGCGTCCCTGTGCAACCAGCTAGTCTCAGCCAGCGTTGATCACGTCTTCCCAGGCCTGCTGGAGTTCGTAGTAATCCACGTAGACACCATTGGCCGTGTACCCGGCGGTGAAGCCGAACTGGCGTGTTCGGTCGCTACCGAGCACGTTGCAGACGTAGTCGTAGCCGTTGTAGACGGTGTTCGTGAACCCGCCCCACAGATCCGCCTCTTCGGCGAAGACACGACCGGCGATGCAGGTGCTGCCGTTGATCATGTCGATCCGGATGCCGGTCACGTAGCTGCGCCAGTTAGGCTTGACCACGTCCAGCATACTGACACCCTGAGCCACGCGCTCACGCGCAGCCTCCATCTCGGGGGTGTCCTCGATCTCGCCAAGGAAGTCGCCCTCACCGAACTCATCGGCCTCGCAGAGCTCACACATGATCTTCTCTCCTATCTCTCAGACGACCCTCGCCTGATTGTGCACACCACATGCTAGCATGTGATGCACACGACCACAAGGGTCAGATCAGTCCCGCCTTGTCCAAGGCCCATCCGTAGACGAGCCCGCGCAGCTTCCCGTCGTCCACTCCCAGCTCTTGCAGGAGGGACACAGCGTCGGGCAGGTCGAGGTTGTCCACCAGAGTGATGAACGAATCCGTCGTGCTCGCGTCCGCACGCTCGACAGTCTCACGGTACATGATCGTTCTCTCCTTACCAATCCTGACTCTCAGGATTGCCCGGCTCACAGCTTATGCTGTGAACCAGACGACCACAAGGGTCACTTGATACCGCATGCCTCAAGGAACTTGTCCCTGTCGAAGTTGCGGTTGTCGATTTGGAACATGGTGGCCAGACCTCTGGCCACGTTGTCAAGGACAGAGTTCGCCCCCAACGCGTCGTCAAAGGTGTCCTCATCAGCCTGACTGAAACGCTCGGCCTTGAGGATCGCTGCCACCTCGCGGTAATGCTTGCGGGACATGGACATCAGGACATCATCTCCTTGATCTCCAGCCGAAGGCCGTTGTACCGTTCCGGCGGGATAAACCCGCTGATCGTGTTCCACAGGATGAATCCCGTACCGGTCCACTGATGAATCTCGTAGATCGGCTTGTACGGGCTCTCCGTCTTGAGGACGAGAATTCCCGCGAACTGACTGTTGACACGGATGGACCACACCTGGAGGCGTGATTCTTCCACGTACTCGATCTCCATTAGAAACCCCAGGCCCTTGCAAGGTCGGAGTCCAGCAGGAAGACGGCGGCGTAGTTGAGCGTGTCATTGAGCAGGGAGACATGCTCCTCCGCCCCCTCGTACGTGGTGAACACGGCCTTGGCACCCTCATCGGTCGGCTGACCGATCAGGACTGCGAACACGACCCAACGCTGAGTCTTCATATCATTCTCTCCTTGTCCAGACCACTTCTGAGTGATCTCTAAGGTACTGGGATTTTTCCCAGTACCAAAGGCTACCCTCAGAACTCTTGTATGGACACGCTTACCGGCTTACCAGCTTCTGTGTTTCGCTGTCCCACCATGAGAACAGCGCACAGCGCGTTCTCAGCATAGAGATCATGGATCAGGCTATTGCCATCTTCCCAGATCACTTGCACACGGTAATACCGCATGTCATTCTCTCCTATCTAGATGACTAGCGTCATCTCCACAGCCCACATGCCGGAGCATGTGAGCCATAGGCTAGAAGCTAGTCGTTGCAACCGCAGTTGCACGGCTCGTCGTCCTCGTACTCCTCGTAGTCCGAGTCACTGTAATAGGACTCTTCGTAGGGCTGGAGCTCCTTGGAACTGGCCAGGAAGAGCTCGGCGAACTTGCTCGCCCACTCCTGGTTGATCCGCTCCTCTGCCAGCTTGTATACGGCCCGGTACGCAGCCTCCGCCGGAGCAGTGTGCTCCGTGTAGGCCTTGTTCGCCATCTCGTAGGCGTCCCACGAGCTGGCACCTTCGGTGATCAGCTTGTCCCGCGTGTCGCTGAAGATCCCCTCCGCCTCACGCCGCGCTTCGCGCAGCATGTTACGGTACGGGTGGCTGGTCGGGGAGTGCTTCGCAGAGATCTCCCGTGCAGCGGTGTAGAACGCGTCCGCCTCGGTCCAGGTGAGCAGCTTCTCAGCCGCCCAGTACCAGTCCCAGTCCTGCGCCTGCTCACCGGCGATCTCGGCCGTGAACAGGATCTCTCCGTCCGCGCCGAAGCGCTCAATCAGCCGCTTCGTGTAGGTGTGGCACGGGGAGTAGGACAGGATGGTGCTGACACTGATGGTCCGCGACGTCTTGTTCTCGCTCATTTGATTATCTCTCCTTGATTCAGTGCACCACCGATTGGCACACTCCACAGCACACAGGTTTCCCTGTGTGCCATAGGCAGTGTCAGTCGCAGTCAGCCATGTACTCATCGTACAGGTCACCGTCGTACTCGTCCTGAGAGAAGTCCTCGGGGAATTCCCCGTAGATTTCGACGTACCACTCTTCGTAGTTGTACTCCTCTTCGGGGTACTCGTCTTCCACGTGCTCGGCCCCAGCGTGCACCACGCACCAGTCGAACACGGTGCACGGCTCCACGGGGTCGCAATCGCGGTCGTCACCCAGAGGGGCGTACTCGTTCATGCTCATCTCTCCAATCTGAGCCACTAGCGTGACTCCTACAGGCCACAAGCGTAGCACGCTTGTGACCCATAGGCTACCTGCTAGAGGTCCCGCATCTCTTGGATCATCTGACCCACGCGGTAGATGTTGTCTGCGTTCTCACAGACCGTACCGTCCACACCGTGGAACAAGTAGTATTCGTCCGTGTTGGCCTCGAAGTCCGTGCCGATCATGTCCAGCGCCTCGTGGAGCAGCCTGTCGGCCGCTTCCAGTTTGGCCTTGAACACGGCCAGCTCGATAACGTTCACGTCAATCTCCTCTCGACGTCACCAAGCCTTATGCTTGGGGGCGTAGAACAACCGACAGAGCTTCTAACAGCTTGCGCCACTAGGCGCCCTGCCGATCATTCTTCAAGGAGAGAGAATGATCATTATACGGTTGCAATGGGTTGCCGTATCCCACAGGCCCAAGGTGGTTTCCCACTGCATCCACGGCTGCACCTACGTTTGTTAAGCGTAGTATTGTGGACGGTTAGCCCGCCTTCACCACTGGGCACCAGCGTTATAACTGGGCATGATCAGTGGATCGTCTGTGCATCACCAAGCCGTTTGCGTTCGGGCGGACAAGTCGTGTCTGCGCTCATGTCATCGCGCATTCAACACCCTAGTGCCGGTACTTGCTGACGTGCTGTTCTGTTGTCTTGCGTTACCGAGCCTAGTGGCTCGGGCCTTGCGTGTCAAGCTGGTGTTTCAGGTCTTGCGGGTAGAGCATGGCATGCACTCCACTCGGGCTCGAAGCTTGCTGGTGTGCTGTGCTGGGCCTAAGCCTTGCACATGTGCTTTGTGCTGTCAAGCTCTGTTAGTGGGGTCTTCAGCGTCATATCCGGCTGGGCCGGATCCTCTTGCCTCTGGGCCAATCCACAGGTCGACAGAGCTTGCCTTGCTGCCAGGCCGTTCGTGCTGGCCTGACAACGAGAACATTGTCATGGGACGGAAGCGTTGTCTAGTCACGTTTGTGTAACGACTGTTTGTGCAGGTCACAGCCTTTGCTGTGACCATCCTGTAACTGATCAACTCATGGTGTTTGACAAGCACTTGATAGCCAACACGCAAAGCGTAATGAAACGGATACGAGCAGGTCAGTGGCGCACACCCTTAGGTGTGGCCACCTACAAACACGCTCAGAGCCACGCTCCGGGCCTGCCAGCAGGCCCCTGGACCAGCCACACCACGGGCACGCTGGCAGCCCGCCAGCGCCCTGCCCACACGCCTTGCACGCGGCATGAGGGATCGCGCACACAGGGCACGCGTGATCCCTATAGTAATACGATTACGAAACACAGTTTCGTTACAGTGGTCTACACCACGTATTCGCAATCTCTATGGGGATGATGGGGATGACACCAGCCATGGTGTTAGCACCATGCCAATACCTTGTCAACACGTCCTCATATGCGTGTCATACACGTGAACAACGCCTTGATACGTGGCACATGTCATACATATGACAAGGGCTTGTCAACGAACACAGGGCAGGGGCATGACAACGCCTTGTGATGGTAAGGATCGAGACCATGATCACGGCTTACAAGTGAAGATCGACTAACCGGCCGATGTTAAACCATTGACGGTGGTGTGGTGTGCTACACACCTCGAATTTTTTCCTAAACCAAGCAGGGCAGAGTGTCCGTATCTGTACCAGCCTGTATGGGTTCTACTGTAACAGTTTGGTAAAGATTTTGAAAGTGAGCGTGCAAAGGGTCGTGCAACAGGGGCTATATATAATGAAGGGGTTTTTAGAATTAGGTTAAGGACCTAGTAAAGGTCCTTAACGATAACGAGGCCCAAGGGGGATGCTCCTGCCCACTTTCAGTGGGGGATACCTGGTGTTCGTAAGACAGCCCGAGCGAAGCTCTGGCTGGATCCCTGCAAGGGGGTGAGCCGAAGGCGAGGGGGAATGCAAGGCCCCCTAAGAGCACCTACAGACACCAGAGAGTAAAGTGAGTTACGTTGCCCAAGGTATTGACCACTGCTGACAAGCAGAGAATTGTTCTTGATAAGCTTGCCATGGGTTGGTCTATTGCTATGGCATGTGATGCCGCTGGTGTCTCCGAGAAGACTTTCGAGTACTGGAAGTACCGTGGCAAGGGAGCTGAGGGCTCCCTCCCAGCGAAGCAGTTCATCGCCGAGGTCGAGCACATCAGGTACAAGGCGGCGGGTGGCCGCCCTGAGAGTGTTCCCGAGTTCGAAGAGTTCTCCTCCGTGTACATGGGGAACCGCCTGTTCGATCACCACAAGCAGTGGCTTGATCTTCTGAACGGTGATGAGCCCCGCAATCTCCACCCGGCCCAGCACTACGTGCCTGGCCACTCCAATCTACTTTTGATCAACACGCCACCTCACCATGCCAAGAGCGAGATGTTCTGTCAGAACTACGTGGTGTGGCGTATCGTACAGGATCCGAACATCCGCATCCTTCTGGTGTCCGCCTCGGCGGACCGTGCCAAGAAGAACTTGGATGGTATCAAGAACAGGCTCGACAAGGACATCATGGCCTACTCCGACCTGAAGCGGGACTTCGCTCCCGCTGAGGGATACAACGGTAACGGCGCCAAGTGGACCTCCGATATGATCCTGGTGAACCCGGATCTCAGAGACCGCAACACCTCCGGTCACCCTACGGTGCAGGCCCTTGGTATTCGTAAGAAGATCTATGGTGCCCGTGCCGACCTCATCATCCTTGATGACTGCTGTGACCTTGACAATGCTCATGAGTTCCCCAAGCAGATCGAATGGATCCAGGGTATCATCAACTCCCGACTAGAGCCGGGGACTGGTAAGCTTATCATCGTCGGCACCCGACTGGCAGCTCAGGATCTCTACTCAGAGATCATGAAGCCCGAGTGGTATGTCAATGGCGAGTCACCGTATACTTACCTGACACAGCCCGCCGTCTTGCAGATGGCGAATGATCCCAAGGACTGGATCACTCTGTGGCCGAAGACCAACGTACACCCAGCCGGCCTCACTCAGGTTCAGCCGGACGAGCACGGGTTCTATCCGATGTGGGATGGCCCGGCGCTTGCTGAGAAGCGCAACAACATGTCCGCAGAGATGTGGGCTCGCGTGTACCAGCAGCAGCAGGTTTCCCAGCACACTACCTTTACTCAGGCAGAGATTGACGGGTGTACCAATGGACTTAGATTTGCAGGACCGATGGTCGCTGGCCAGAGAGGGCATCGTCCGGAGGGGATGGCCGGACTCTATGTCGTGGCCGGGCTGGACCCAGCAGCCACGAACTACACAGCTATGGTTGTTGTTGGAGCGGACCTTTCTACCGGTAGAAGATTTGTTCTTGATGTATGGAATCAGCATGGAGCCCTTCCTGCCCAAACCAGCGCGGTGATGAAGGAATGGACCAAGAGGTACGGGATCGCAGAATGGCGAATCGAGACGAACGCCTATCAGGCGTCCATCCTACAGGACGACGACCTGAGACAATGGATGTCGGCCCGTGGGGTCCGGATGGCTTCCCATACAACCGGCCGCAACAAGTGGGACGCCCAGTGGGGCGTAGCCACTATGGCAAACTTGTTCAAGGGCTACGAGCAAGGCTACAACGCCGTAGAGCTCCCAAGTCGCAGAGGCCACAGTGGAGTCCAATCCCTTGTGGAACAGTTGGTTGCCTGGTACCCTACTCCATCCATGACCCGAGCACCTGTCCAAGACTGTGTGATGGCGTTGTGGTTCGCCGAGATCCGCTGTCGCGAACTCCTGGATCAAACGGAGTCTTCGACGCATTGGGACGACGGATTGACATCTCCTCGTGATCGTGAGGAGCAAGTAGTAATCAACATTGACTGGTACACCGCATCTCAGGGCGGCCTCGTGGAGGCCCCTGTCCGTGAAGACCCGGTGGTTAACAACGCCCGCTGGTGGGAGTGGTAATGACTGACATTGTAACTATCGCGAAGAAGGTGAAGCACCTCCGTGATCGTAACTACCCAAGAGACCTGCGCATGTCGCAGGTCCGTGCTGTCAGAGCGAGTGAGCTAGACAGAGTTGCGCCAGGTCTCCTGGCGGATGACTTCCCCAAGCCTATCGTGAGCAACATCATCAATGTTGCCGCCCAGTATTCCGCAGAGCAGATCGGCATCGTGCCGACCGTTTCTTGTACTACCGGGGTGATGGTCTCTGACCGCGAAAAGAAGTACGCGATGCGCCGAACGCTCATCGCTCACAACTACATCGATAACAGCCGCATTAAGATCAACATGGTCGAAGCGGCTGACTGGCTGAACACCTATGCGTTCCTGCCTCTTGTTCTTGAGCCTCACTTCGGTGATGCTTACTGCGGACCTGGTCCGCGTCTACGATTCGAGAACCCTCTGGGTGCTTACTATGATCTGGACGCCTACGGCCGGTGCCGGTACTTTGCCAAGGTATACGACTCAGACATTGACTCCTTGTCAGTGAAGTTCCCTAACCTAGCTTCTGCACTTAGAGCAGGAGCACCGTCTGAGTCCAATGGTAAGGTGGAGATGATCACCTACTACGATGATGACGAGATCGTTACGTATCTCCCATCCCGGGAGAACTTGGTGCTTGCTCGGATCAACAACAGATTCGGGCGCTGTCCGGTATTCGTAGCTGAGGCCCCTCGTTTCGATGAGGAGTCTCGTGGTGCCTACGACGACGTGATCTGGATTCAGATCGCCCGTGCTGTCTTCGCACAGTACGGAATGGCCGCAGCCAAGAAGAGCGTCAACGCCCCTCTTGTCATCCCACCGGATGTCAACAGCATCTCCTTCGGTAGAGACCGAGTGATCCGTACCGCCATGGGCGAGAAGATCCACTACGCAGCTATGGAGATGAGCCCTGCCGCATGGCAGCAGGGTGAGCTTCTGAATCAGGACGCAACCGTTGGTGCTCGTTTCCCCGAGGGGGCAACCGGTAAGTCCCCTGGCTCCATTGTCACCGGTCGTGGCATGGAAGAGCTTATGGGCACGATCGACTCCAAGGTGCGTACCTACCAGCTTATTCTCGGAGATCTGCTTCGCCGCGCCATTGGCGCCGCATTCGAGATGGATGAGAAGTTCTGGCCGAACACACAGAGATTCCTACGAGTACAGGTGAACGGGCAAACCTTCGAGGAGAGCTATGTACCTTCCCGAGATATCAAGGGAATCTATCAGGTGGACGTCACGTACGGGATGGCAGCCGGGATGGATCCAAACCGGGCGCTGGTGTTCCTGTTGCAGGCTAGAGGCGATAAGCTTATTTCGAGAGACTATGCCCTTCGGCAGCTACCTTTCGACGTTAACGTAGATCAGGTCATGGAGCAGATCGACACCGAAGAGATGACCGATGGCCTCAAGCAGATGATGGCTCAGGTGGCCATGGGTGTGCCGATGATGATGGCTCAGGGCGGAGATGTCACTGATCTCATCACCAAGTACGCCAAGGTGATGGACAAGCGAGAGAGCGGTATTCCGCTCCACAAGGCTATCCTTGCAGAGTTCGCTCCTGCCCAGCCAGCAACCCCACCAGACGCCCTTCAGGGGCCGCCTGGTATGGGAGG